CCATTGGCGAAGGCCGGATCGGTGACGACGGCTTGCGCGGCATCGAGGCTGGCCTGCGCCGCCCTGGCCGATGTTTTGATCGCCGCCACTGCGCTCGCATCCGAGCAAAGCGGCTGCGCGGGACAACGTGGCAGCGCCGCATACGCATCGGCTGTGCGCAGGGCAACAAGGAACGCAGCCTTGGTTTCATAGACGGCCTGGGCCGGGGTTTGCGGCGCGGGGAAAATGTTCGCGCAGGATGCAAGCAGCAACGCGATCGTGGCCGCGATGAATTGCGCACGCATCACTTTGTCTCCTGAAAATAGGTGTGCAGGATCCACGTCAACACAGATTGTGCGGCCTGTATCAGCGCCACGGCTTCGAGTTTCACATCGTCGGGCATATCGATGCCGAACAATGTGAGCAGCATCGCGAGAAAGGCGACGGCCTGTGTCCAGTTGATCTTTGAGAAAGAAGAGGGATTCATTTTCATCTCCTGAAATGGAAAAGGCCCGCACGGATGGCGGGCCTGACTGCCCGGTGCCGCCGGGCGCGGATTGCATGAAATGTCAGCCGATCACGGCCGCGAAGACGCGCGATGGCGGCGCGCCGCCGCCTGTCGGTGTGTATGTGATGACGATGATGCCCTGAGCGCCCGAACCACCCGTGCCCAATGTGCTGACGCCATTGCCGCCTGCAGCACCGCCGCCGCCATAGAGCCCGCCATTTCCGCCGACGCTGCCTTGTGCGGTGGAATAATTTGCACCACCACCGCCGCCGCCGCCGCCCGCGCCATGCGTGGCATCCCATTCGGTACCATCGCCGCCATCACCGCCCGGTGAATTGGAATTGCCGTATCTGCCGCCGCCACCGCCGCCGCCATTTGTTCCGTTGCTGGCAGACGCGCCGCCGCCGCTTCCGGAATGATTGTTTCCGCCTGTTCCGCCCGCGACGGATTGGTTTGGCCCGCTTCCGCTGAGACCGCCCACACCCGCAGAACCGCCGCCGCTGCCACCGCCGCCGCCACCGGGGCAGGAATTGGCGGCGGCCAGGGCACCGACAACGCCATTCGCACCAGCGCCACTCGGCCCCGCGGCCCCGCCACCGGATCCTTGACCATTGGAGCCGCCGCCGCCGGAGCCTCCGGAATATTTCGTCGTCCCGATACCGCTGGCGGAAGCGCCGCCCGCACCACCCGTAGCGGGCACGCCCATTGTGCCGCCGCCGCCACCTTTTGCGGCGACCGATGCGGCGGCAAAACTGGCACCGTTGAACCAGCTATCGCCGCCTGAGGTGCCGGTCTGGTTTGTTCCTCCACCCGCGCCGCCAAGGCCCACCTGAAAGGCAACAGAACTTCCCGGCGCGAGCGAAAGGTTCGAGATTTTTGAATAGGCGCCACCGCCGCCGCCGCCCGCATATTTGCTGCCTTGCTGACCGCCCGCGGCACCACCGCCACCGCCAATCAATTCGATGGAATTGTCGGCGTTGTTCCAGTCAGCGGGGACTGTCCAGCTTGAGCCCGAGGTGAGGAATACGATTGTAGACGTCATGATTTGACGACCTCCAGCACGAGTGTGACGCGCGTGACGGTGGAGGCGGAATCGACATTGAAGCGCAGCGTTTGCCCGGCGGAGATCGATGTGGTCCACCCGGTGAGCGTTGCATCCTGGGATTTTGCGGCGCTGGAAAGCGTGGGCTTGGCCGAGGCGGTGATCGTATCGGCAATGGTGGGGGGATAGTTGGCGTAACTGTCCTTCCAGATATCGATGACGATGGAGCCTGCCTGATCGGCGAGCAGGGTGGCGCTTGCGATCATGCAATCGAACGGGATCATCAGGTCGCCCTTGATGCCGGTTGCAATGGCCGAACCGCCACCATCCATGACGAAAGCGATTGCCGCGATCCTCGTATTGTCGAGGCCGAGCGTGGTGACCATGGCGGCCGCGCTCGCATCGTCGAGCAGCGCGCGGGCGGCTGGGGTGCAGGCGATCTCTTCCACCGTGCCGGCGCCAGAGGTGGCGCGGCCCAAGATCTTGTCGGTGGCGCTGATATTCTGGATTTTCGCATAGGTGATCGCGGCATTGTCGATATCCGACGAACCGGCGGTGTTCTTGGCCGCGAGCGCGCCAGCACCCGAGAGCGCGGAAATCGCGATGTTGGATGGGGAGATGTCGATGTCGATCTTGCTGTTCGTCGTGTCGTCGGTGATCGTGAGTTTGGTGGAGGCGGCGTTCAGCTTCTTGAACTGGAGATCGACACCGGACTTCGTTTTGAAGACGCCCGTTCCCGCCGTGCCGACATTGCTGGCGGTGTTGACCTCGCCGCCGCCCCCGCCGCCACCGGAATGGGCATCGACATATTGTTTGGTGGCGGCGTGAAGCGCAGAGGTGGGATCACCCGCAAGCGTGATGAGGCCGCTTGATTTGTCGAGCACTATGGCTTCGGTCCAGGCGCTGCCATCGGGCGAAACCTTGAAGTGAAAATCATCATCGCCCGCGAGCCCCGCTTCCGCGCGGCCGGAAAATCCATTCTGGAACAGCAACGATGCGGTGTTGGATGCAGTTTCCTTGTTGACGGTGAAGCGAATGTCGCCGGTGCCGCTTGAGGCGGCTTCGAGTGCTGCGAACAACACCGCGTTGGATTTGACGGCGAGCTTGTTGGTCACATCCGCGCTGGTGTTGACGCCAAGCTGGGAGACATTATCCAGCGGAACATAAGCCGCATAATCATTCCAGGCGCTGCCATCGAAGGCGATGAATTTGCTTTCGTCGATCACCAATGCGACGAGCCCTGCGAAGGGCGCAAAAAAGCGCCAGCCGCCATCAAGGCAGAATGCGATCTTCCCATCCTTGCCGGCCCAGGCATCGGCGGCGGGGCTTTTGATAAGATAAGCGTCGCCATCGGCGGGGCTTGCGGGCGGGCTTGCGAGATCGCGATCGAGGAAACGGGCGCCCAGCAACGCATCGAGTTCGGCAAGCGCTTCATTGTGGGTGACGTGTTTTTGCGCCTGGGCTGCCGCGATGAACGGCAACCCCGCGCGCGGGGTTTCGGTGGTCATGGCAATCTTTCTATAGGGTGATCGCGGCGGTGGCCTTGGGGCTTCGGCCGACGGTGGAGGACAGTTGATAGACGTTGAAACGGAAAGGCGATGGCAGGCCGCCCGGAAAATCGGCGGCGATTTCGGATGACGTATAAGTCAACGCTGGCGACGACAGGCCATTGAACGATCGCGCCACGGTGCCCGAGATATCGAGAATTTCGACGTCATAGGCCTCGGCCGTTTCGCTCATCGGGACTTCGGTCTGTTCCCATCCATCGCTGCCGGGCGAACGGTCGCGACGAATCCACGACAAGGCGATATCGCTGCCGGTATACGCCGCGCGCAGCTGGCACGGCGCGAAGGGGCGCAGGCCCACGCCCGCGAATTGCTTCGCGGCGCCCTGATAGGCGGGATCAGAAATCGCTTTTCCCTGCGGACCCCAAAGATAGTTGAACGCCAGATTGTATTGATCGAGAGTGAGCGACAATTGCTTCTGCGCGCCATCGAGCAACACCACGCGCGCGCCTGCGGGCACGGGATCGCGCATCGCGGACTCCGTGCCTGCCTGACCACGCAGGAGCCTGGAAAGGGTCCATTGGCCCGGAGCGGTCAGCTCGGCTTGCGCGAACTGGATCACTTCCCATTCGCCATCTTCGTTTTCCAGTGCAAGCGCATTGGCACCGCCCAGCACGGAGAGATCATCCTTCGCGGACAGCGTTCCGTTGAAGAGGCGCAATCGCAGGATGTTTGTTTCATCCCAGCGTGAGGTTGGGCCGCGGTGGAAATCGGCGGTCGTGACGCCCATGATGGCGGCGCGGGTGAGCTGGGTGTCGAGCGTGTAGTTGGATTCGCTCGCGCTCTTCAGGATCAGCACCGCGCCGGGCCACGGGCTTGCGAAGGCGCATACCGTCGGCGCCCATGGCGTTTCGGCGCCGGTGAGGAGCGGCAGATCCAGGAACGCGACCAATGCGCGGCCGGTGAAAGCCAGCGATTGGGCAGCGCCAAGCGCGCGCGAAGGGCCGATGATGGAATCGTAAATCGAAGGATCGGTGGCGACCGTTTCGAGATTGCGGAAGCCCGCGTCATCAATGGCGGAGATGCGCAGATGACGCATGCGGCCGCCGGCATCGAGCAGGATTTCATCGGCGGCATCGAGTGCTATGCGCGATGGGGGCAGCGCAAAGCGGCCGGTTTCACGCATTACCCATGCATCCTGCAACAACCGTGAACCGATGCCGATGGCCTGGCCCTGATCCAGCACCAGCGGCAGGGCAGAGGCCGCAACCCGATCCGACAGCGTGACAAGGCGGCGGGCTTCGGCGACGGCCTGACGATAATCGGCATCGGCATCGATATAGGAAATCCGCGAAGCGTTGGGCAGATCGGTTTCCTGGGCGCGGGTGAACGAAAAGCCGAAGCCCGGCTCGCCATCGGGCAAAACCAGATCGGATTGCGAGATTGCAAGTGCTGTGGGGCGACCGCGGGCGATGAATTTGATCTTGCCTTCGCTTTCCACCGCATCGAAACCATAGGCAAGGCCGAGAGGCGCCAGCGCATCACGCGGGCTCATCGTATCGGTGATGGCATAGCCGGTGACGAGGCCATCGAGATTTGAGACATCGCAATCGGTGAACCCGGCATCGGCGCAGATATCGCTGACGAGATCGGAAAGCTGCACCGCGCCCAACCGGCCGTTGAGCCAGTGACCCAGGCGATAGTTTTCCGCATCTCCCCAGACATCGCTGCGCGAGGGGAAGAAGGGATAGGGGCGCGCATCCCATGTCCACAAATAAAGATTGGACGTGTCGATCATTCGGCCGCTGTAGACGCTGGAGGATGGATTGTTCGCAGGCGCTGCCCAGAAATTCAGATGGGCTTCGAGGAAACGGCGCTGGACGAGATCATCGCGTTCGCCGTTCGAATAATAGGGGAACGCGCTTTCGGAGGATTTCGCATCGACGAAGACATTGGGCTGGTTCGCGCCCTTCTCCACCGCCGGGCAACCGAGTTCGCAGAACCAGATCGGTTTGGATTGCGGCGCCCAGCCGGTGGGCGATCCGCTTTCGCTGCCATCGGCGCGGTCATAATGCGGGTTCGACCACCAGTTCCAGAAATCCTTTTGGCGAAAGATCCAAGGTTTGCCGCTTCCATCGGTGATCGCGGTGCGCAGCTGCGCGTTGCGATCGGCATCGCTTGCATAATACCAGTCGTAATCCTCGCCTCCCTGGATGCTGCGGGCGAGATAGGCTGTGTCATGTGTGCCGGTGGGACCGTTCACGGCATCATAATCGGCCTGTGCGGTGCCATCGCGCCAGTCGGCGAGCGGGAGATAATTGTCGATACCGACAAAATCGATATTCGCATCCGACCACAGGGGATCGAGATTGAACAGAACCGCGCCGGGCGCATCGCCTGTTTGGTGGTTGTTGTATTCGGACCAATCGGCGGCATAGCCGATCTTCGTGCCAGCCCCCAGAATCGCGCGCACATCGGCGGCGAGTGTTTTGAAGGCGGCGACGGCAGGATAGGTGGTGGCATCGCTGCGGACGCGCATCAGCCCGCGCAATTCGGAGCCGATGAGAAATGCATCCACACCACCGGCATCTTTGCACAATTGCGCATAGTGCAGGATCATGCGGCGATAGCCCCATTCGCCATCGAAGAAAGCATCGACCTGCGTTGTGGCAGCGCCTGTTTTGTCGGGCGAGCCGGAAACGCCCGGCGCGGGATCGCAGGTGATGCGGCCGCGCCAGGGATAGGCGGGTTGGCCTTCCGCGCCAGTGTAGGGATTGGGCAGCGTGTTGCTTCCCGCGATATCGAGGAACAGGAACGGGTTGAACATCACGCGCAAACCCCGCGCCTTCAAATTGCGGATGGCCGCCACGATGGTTTGATCCGACGGCGTGCCGCCAAAGGCGGGGCGGCCATCGACCTTGCTCACGAGATGGGCGTGTTCGCGGGCAATGCCATTCACGTTCCAGATTTCGGGATAGGTGTTCTTGAAGGTTTGCTCGACTCCGGGTTTGATTTCCAGCTCGCCGCAACGCAGATCGTTCGCAAACCAGCCGCAGATCAGCGAAACCGCGGCCGTGTTGGGCGCGATGGCCTGCAACTCATCGAGCGAGGACGAGATATCGGCCTCGCCATCGGCGTTGTGCGCGTTCTCGGGGATCGTGGTGCCTTCGCCATTATCCGATGTCACGATTTCATCGGCGTAGATGAATTCGCCGGCACCCGGGATGAGGGTTACGCCGGTCAGGCGGTTTTCGAGCGCGCCCGGCCTATCCGATGAAATCGCGCGGATGATCTCGAATTGCAGTTGCGGGATTCGGTTGCCGAACTGGCCGAGCGGCATATCCTCGAACACGATATAGCTGAGGCCGCGATAGGCGGGCGTGTTGGCGGGGCCTTCGATTTCTTCGATCAGCGGATCGAATGTTTGAACCTCGTCGCCGCGATAGAAGCGCGTGGTGAATTGCGAAAGATCGACCAGCTTGCCATCGGCCCAGACGCGGCCGATCTTGGTGGTTATCCCTGCGCACAAACCCACGGCGAACGAGATGGTGTAGGTGTAATCCGTTTCGGTGACCTTGACGCTGGAACCCGAACCCTTGCCCCCGCCGGTGTTGGTGGTGACGGCAGTTTCCTTGAACTTCGAGGCCCAGATCAATTGGCCCGCCACGCGCATGCGGCCGAACACGCGCGGGATCGGCGCACCTTCGGTGGAGGATTGCACGTTGATATCGGAAAGACGCGGACCCTGGCGCACGATGTGCTGGCCGGGCATGAGCGCGGAATCGATGAACGAGCCCGCAAGCGCGCCGATTGCGCCGCCGATCTGCGCGCCGGTGATCGACATGCCGAAGGCGGAGAAGCCCGCGCCGAAGATGGAGGGACCGAGGGCCGAGCCGACGGTGCCGAGAACGAGAGATGCCATGATGGACCTTTTTGGGGCGAATGGTGAGTGGCGAATGGCGAATTGGGAAATTTCTATTCGCCATTCGCCATTCGCTATTCGCCATCTACATTCTGAATGCGAAAGCGAGTTTCTTTTTCCAGAAGACGGAGAACGGTTCTTCGCTCACGCGCTTGTTTTGGCGGGCGTGGATCAAGGTGAGCGCGCCGCCTTTCTCCGCGACGATGCCGCAATGTTTGGCGGGGCCACTTCTGGTCATGCGAAACAGGGCAATATCGCCGGGGGCGACACTTGCCGTGTTGATTTCATGCAGGTGCCGGGCGAGCGCGGCATATAGGGTTTCCTCACCACTTGCTTCGGCCCAATCCTGCGAATAGGGCGGCACGCTTTGCGGTTCTTCGCCGTGAATCTCGCGCCACACGCCGCGCAGCAGGCCCAGGCAATCGCAGCCCGCGCCTTTTGCGCTTGCCTGATGCACATAGGGCGTGGCGAGCCAGCTTCGCGCGGCGGCGACGATCGTTTCAGTTTCCATAGCGGCTGCCGCCATCGAGCACCTGGCTTTGGGCGACGGTTGCAACCACCGCATCATTGCCGGGCATATAGGGAAAGCCGCGAAAGTTTGCGGCGTTGTTGAACCTGGCCTTGCAGGTGGAAAATTGCTTGTCGCAACCCGCGGTGATCGCAAACGCATCCGAGATAGCGATGGCGTCACTCATCGGTTGCCACAATTCGATGCTGACGCCGAGGTTGGAAACGCCGTGGCGTTTCACCTCCATTGCGCGGCCCGCATTGGCGCCGCTGGTAAAGGTGAGCTTGCCGTTGGTGAACCAGCCATCGGCAAAACTTTCGAGGCCGGAAACCGTGAGGCGACGGTTATCGCCCACTGTGGTGACGATACCGCTGCCGGCAAAGGCCGCATTGTCAAGCGCGAAGGTGCAGCGCGCATCGCCCAGATCGGCATCGCAGGAATAGCCGAAAGCGCGGCCCACGGGCTGGTTCAGGATGTGGGCGAGGCCACGCACTTCGGCCTGGAACGCGGTGCGCCCGCGCTGGACCTCGCCGAGGCTGCCCTTGCGCATCAACACGCGCTGATCGGGCGCGTTCCAGTTCACGCGCCAGATCTCGATACTCGCATCATCGTAGAGGCCGCTTGCGAGATCGCGTTCGTTGATCGTATCGGAATTGAGCGCGCCGACCACGGTGAGGTTGTCGACCGCCAGGCCGAGAGAAGATTGCACGTCGCTCGCGGTGAAGCCGGAGGCTGCTTCATAGGTTGTGCCGCCAAAGGCGATGGATGTGTCGTGATCGGTGAAGCCTTGGGTGGCGCCATCGTTGCGGGCGATCTTCCAGCACCAGCACAGGGTCGTGGCACCGCTTTCGAGATGGGTTTGCAGATCGGCAGAGATGGCTTTCATAGCGCGACCTCGACAATCGGGATGCTGGGGATTTCGCCTGCCGCGAAGCTCGACAGGTTCACCGAAAGCGAATCCGTGTCGAAGCGCACCGGCGTATCGAATTCGAAACCGGCGGTGATCGCGGCGGCGGCGGCGGGCGCGGTTGTGAAAGCGATCCGGCCGGTGGTTGTGTCCAGTGTGAAAGCCGTGGTTTCGGTGCCGTTGATGGCGGCTTTCACGGTTACGGGCTTTTTGATCGTGCGGATCCAGCTTGCCGTGCCGGAGGTGTAGGTCTTCACAAGCTGGAAGGTTCTGGTTGTGCCGTCGCCCACGGCGATTTGCTGATCGGTGGGTGCGATGGTCGCTTGCGGCGCACAGGATTTGAAATCTGCGAAATCCTTGAAGCGGAAGCCATAGAGCCGGGCCAGGCGCGCCTCGAAGAAGGCGATGACGGCGTGCAGATCGTCCAGCGTTTTCACGCCGTAGCCCACATCATAGCGGCGGCGCGAATTGGCCCACACGGCATTGCGTTCTTCAAAGCCGGAGCCGAGCGTGACGATTTCGGTCTTGCGTTCGGGGCCACCGCTCGAATGCAGCGCGATGGAGGTGGGGAAACGGATTTCGTGGAAACTCATCACAGGTTCCTTTGGCCGCGGGCGAGCGCGCGGGTCATCATGGCGGCAAGTTGCGGTTCGGATTTGAGGAAACTCGGCGCATCTTTCGCCTGCACGTTGAGCACGATTTGCGGGCGGCCGGATTGCAGCGCGCTGTTGGGCGCGATGGCGCCGTTCGACGAGGGCACGAAAAGTTCGGGGCCCTGTTCGCCCACGAGATAGGGCACATCGGCCGCAACCGGGCCGCCGCTTGCGCGCGCACCGCCGACGGGGATCAGCGAACTTGCGATGGAACTGACCACGCCTTCGATCGGCTTGACGATGAACTGGCTGATCGCCACGCGCTCGAAATCGGCCAGGATCGAACTCACCATCTGATTGATCGAGAGCTTGCCGGAAACAGCCGCGCGGCTGATCGTGTTGGCGACCGCATTGAAACTGCGATTGATCGCGGTTTCGATGCGCGCGCCGGTATCGGCGACGGGGCCGTTGGCGAAATCGGAAAGCGCCTTGGCCGCGGAATCGAGCGCGCCGTTGAGCGGCGTCAGATCCGCGCCGAGTGTGAGGTTTTCATCGGCCATCGGGATAGGCTTCCATCAAGTTTGCGAGATCATTGCGGGAAAGCGGGTTTGCGCGTTTGGGCGCGTGGCGGGCTTGCCAGCCGGTGGCCGCTGCGCGCCATTCCTTAAGGCTCATGTTCCAGAATGTTTGTGGCGGGAGCGCCATCAGGCCGAGACCGAATTCGAGCCAGCGCTCCCAGGAAAAGGGGTTTGGGTGCCCTCCCCCTTCGGCTCGTTGTGCAGGCCTGCGGCATCGAACGCCTCGCTCACCGCGCGCACGATGCTGCCAAGATCGCAGGCGAGTTTCAGCACATCCGCCGGGCAAATGTTGTGGCCGCCGCCGCGCAGCAAGGCTGCGGCAACGATGGCGAGATCGGCCGCGCGCAAGGTTTTGAGGCGCGTGGATATTTGGCTGAGATCATCGAGGCCGAGGCCATCTTCGATTTCGGCGAGCGCGCCGAGCGTGAGCAGCAGGCGATAACTCTCGCCGCCTGCTTCGAGGGCGGTTTCGCCGCGAACTTTGTTGGGCATGTCAGGCCCCGGTGAACGCAAGCGCGCCGGCCGATGCGAGCGAGAGCGATATCTTCACTTCGCCGTCATAGGGCCCATCATATTGCAGCGAGGTGATCTTGAACGGGCCCGTCACCGTGCCGAAATTCGGGATCGCGATCTGGAAGTTTGGCAGCGTCTGGTTGAAGAAGGCGATGCGCAACGCTTCGTCGCTGGCCGCATCCTTGAACACACCGCTGCCGGAAAGCGTGGCTGATTTCACACCGGCATCCAGCAGTTCGCGCCACATATTGGCGGAATCCGCGCTGGTGATATCGACGGTTTGCGCGTTGAAGGCGAGCGTTGTGGCGCGCAGGCCCGCGACGGTTGCGAAGGTTTCGGGATCGGCGCCATCGCCGATCTTGATGAGCAGGTCTTTGCCTTTTTGGGCGGACATGGTTTCTCCTTAGGTGGGTTCGGTGACGGCGCGGAAGCGCAGGATCGCGTGATAGGT